AGAAAGTAGATGTAGCAGATAACATCACGGTGTTTTACGCATAGAGGGTTGAATGGCTAGAAAACCAGACAAACAACCACCTAAAACTAAAAAATATTTCCGCTCCACTAAGTCTGGAGCGGGGATGACTAAAGCTGGTGTTGCTAAATATCGCAGAGACAATCCTGGAAGTAAATTAAAAACAGCTGTTACTGGCAAAGTAAAACCTGGAAGTAAAGCTGCAAAAAGGCGTAAGTCATTTTGTGCAAGATCAGCAGGACAAATGAAAAAGTTTCCCAAAGCTGCAAAAAATCCTAATAGTCGTTTAAGACAAGCGAGGCGTAGATGGAAGTGTTAAAAGTCAGACAACTAGTCAATGGTGTTTCAGTAGTTCTAGTCGCAGGGTCTATTGTTTGGATAGTTACGACTCTTATAGAAGTTGATAAACGAACTGCCATTACAGAGATGAAAGTTTCTGAAAATCACAAAATGTTAAAACCTTTGTGGGAAGAATTTATTAGGAGTAAAACTAATGGTCATGTTGAGAGGCTCAATGAGCAAACAGATTTCAAAGTCCGTTTCAAGTGGAAATAAAAGGAAAAAAAGAAAAAGAAAAACAAGAAATAATAAGAGGAAGTCCAGTTAAATATTGTATTGAATGTGGACATAGAAAATGGTCTTGTAAATGTTACAGAGTATCAGGATTAGAGGAGTTAAAAAATGCCAAAAGACGCATGTTATCACAAAGTAAAAGCAAGGTATAAAGTTTTTCCTTCTGCGTATGCATCAGGAGCTATTGCAAAATGTCGAAAAGTTGGTGCTGCTAACTATGGTAAAAGCAAAAAGAAAAAAGATGGTGGTCTTATGGAAGCCATTAAAAATGTTAAAGATAAACAAGCAGTAATTAAAGCATCAAATGGTAAAGCATATAGAAAAAGAAAAACAAACAATCCTAAAATTGCAAGAGGTTGTGGTAGTGTTTTAAATGAAAGACGTAAAAAAACAAAGATTACATAATGGCTGTTAGAAAAACAAAAAAAGGACTAGCTTTAAAAAGATGGTTTAAGGAAGGCTGGAAAGATGTTAAAACAGGCAAGCCTTGTGGTCGTCAAAAAGGTGAGAAAAGGGGTACGCCTTATTGCCGTCCTACTAAGAGGATATCGAAGAAAACTCCGAAAACTGCTTCGGAGATGACTTCTGCTGAAAAACGTAGTAGGATAAGTCAAAAGAATCGGCTGGGACAACCAGCTGGTAAACCAAGAAGAGTTAAGGCATTGAGAAGGAAAAAGAAGTAATGGCAACTTCAAACTCAAGAGATTTTGATCTAGATGTAGGAGAACTCATAGAAGAGGCATATGAAAGATGTGGCTTAGAAATGAGAACTGGCTATGATGCTAAAACTGCTAGACGTTCTTTAAATCTTATGTTTGCCGACTGGGCAAACCGTGGTTTAAATTTATGGACTGTAACACAAGATACTAAATCCATAACATCTGGCACAGCAACTTATTCTTTTGATGCTACTCATGTTGATCTTTTGGAGGTTGTTTTAAGAAATAGTAGTAACACAGATTTCACATTGACTCAGATGAGTAGAAATGAATACCTAACTATTCCAAACAAGGGAGCTACGGGTCAACCAAGTCAATATTTTTTTGATAGACAAGTAACACCTACAATAACTTTGTGGTCTACACCAGACGCTTCTTATACTCTTGTTTATTATTATGTAAGACGTATTCAAGATGCAGACGCTTTAGTTAATACAACTGATGCACCTTTTAGGTTTTTACCGTGTGCAGTTGCAGGACTTGCTTATTATTTAGCGATGAAAAGAGCACCAGAGAGAATACAATTGTTAAAATCTGTTTATGAAGAAGAGTTCCAACGAGCAGCAGCCGAGGACGCTAACAGCACTCCTTTGAAATTAACCCCTAGTATGAGTTACTATACATATTGATATGGCTAGATTTGCAACAGGAAAAAAAGCATGGGGATACTCAGATCGATCAGGTTTTCGTTATCGTTTGCGAGACATGATAAAAGAATGGAATGGTCTGAAAGTCGGTAGAGATGAGTATGAAGAGAAACATCCACAGTTAGAGCCTAATCATCCTGGTCCAGATCCAACAGCATTATTTGAACCAAGACCAGATAGAAGAACTGAAGTGACCGTAGAGAATCTTCTTGGTTTAAATCCTTTTTTGTCTGGTACTTCTGGTAGTGCCATTATCACAGTTATAGAACCATCGCACGGTAGATCAACAAGTGATACTGTTAGATTTAGAGATACAGTTGGTTTTGATGGATTTACAGCAACTGTTTTGAATAATTCTTCTGGTTATGCTATAACAAAAGTAGATGATAACACCTATACGTTTACTGCAAGTAGTGGCACTGCAACTACTGGATCAACAAGAGGTGGTGGTGGATCGGTTACTGCTGGACCTGCAACATTGGGGACATAAATGAGTTTTACAAAAGCAACATTAACAACAGCTATACAAGATTATACTGATAATTCAGAAACAACTTTTGTAAATAACATACCTAATTTTATAAAAGCTGCTGAAGAAAAAATATTAAAAAGTGTAGATTTAGATTATTTTAGAAAAAATGTTACAAGTGCATTAACATCCTCTGATGAGTTTCTTACAGTGCCTTCTGATTATCTAGCATCATTTTCTTTTCAGATAACCACAGCTGGGTCTGAAAGTTTTTTACTGCAAAAAGATGTTAACTTTATTAGAGAATATACACCAGCTTCATCAACAACTGGATTACCAAAATACTATGCTAGATTTGATGAAAATAATTTTATATTAGCTCCCACACCAAACAGTAACTATGCAATAGAACTACATTATTTTTATAGACCAACTAGTTTAACGGCAGGTGCAGACAGTGGCACGACATGGGTTAGCACTAACGCACCTTTTGCCTTACTTTACGGATCTCTTATAGAGGCTTATACTTTTATGAAAGGTGAGCCAGATGTAATACAAAATTATAATGGATTGTATCAACAATATTTAGAAAGAGTAAAAGATCTTGGAGAAGCAAGAGAAAATACAGATGGTTATAGAGTTGGTCTACCATCAAGACCGAGAACATAGGAGTAAAAAATGGCAACAGCAAATGCAGCAACCACCTACTTAGAAAATAGACTTTTAAGTTTAATTTTTAAAAATAACGCAGCGTCTTTTAGCACACCTGGAGATGGCATATATGTTGGATTAGCTACGGCAGTGTCTAACTTTAATGACTCAACTGGTGAATCTGGTGATCCCACCATAACAGAAGCTACGTTTACAGGATATGGAAGAAAACAAGTTGCAGCTTCCGGGTGGACTTTAACTGCTGAATCAGCAGATACACAAACAATAAAAAATGCAGGTAATATAGAATTTGATCCTTCAACTGGATCAACGCAAACAATTACACATGTTTTTATAACAACAGCAGCCAGTGCTAGTTTAGATGTAGTTGGCTCTGGTGGTAACGTTTTATTTATAGGTGCTTTAGATGCTAGTAAAGTCATAGCAAGTGGTGATATATTTAGAATAAATCAAGATAACTTAACAATAGAGCTTAAATAATGGCTTTAGTATTAAACGACAGAGTAAAAGAAACAACAACTACAACTGGCACTGGCACACTTACATTAGGTGGTGCAGTTACTGGTTTTGAAACTTTTGCTACTGGTGTTGGAAACAGTAATACTACATACTATGCAGTTACATTACCTGGTACAGCAGAGTTTGAGGTCGGTCTAGGTACACTTAGCAGTGACTCTAGCACAATAGCTAGATCTACAGTTATTAGTAGTTCTAATAGTGATAGTGCAGTTAATTTTAGTGCTGGTACAAAAACTATATTTTGTACAATACCAGCATCAAAGTCCGTGTTTTTAGATGCTAGTGGTAATGCAACATTAGGTGCAGATCTATCTGTAGGTGATGATCTTACTGTTAATGGTGGCGTAATAGAACTTAGAAGTAATAGTGGTAGTGTAGGTCAATTAAAATTATATTGTGAAACAAGTAACAATCATGCACAAACTATATCTCCTCAAGCTCACAGTCTAAATGCAACAAATACTTTGACTCTTCCCGGTGGGGATACAATAGGAAATGCAGATGCAACTTTAGTCTCTGACACTGGCACACAAACACTAACAAATAAAACTATCAATGCTTCTCAGTTATCTGGAACTGTAGCAAATGCAAGATTAGATGCAGAACTACAAGCACTAGCTGGTCTAACATCAGCCGCAGATAAAGGAATACAGTTTACTGGATCTGGAACTGCATCAACATATGATTTAACATCGGCAGGTAAGGCATTGCTTGATGATGCAGATGCCGCTGCTCAAAGAACAACATTAGGATTAGGAACAGCCGCAGTTGCAGCTACTGGTATATCAAATACAAACGTACCAGTGTTTACATCAGGTGTAGCTGATAATGATTTTCTAAGAGTAGATGGCACTTCTATTGAGGGCAGAGATGCTTCCGAAGTTCTTTCTGATATAGGTGCTCAAGCTAGTTTAACATTTGGAATATCAAATACCAATGCAGTTAAGATAGATAGTGCAGACGTAGCAGATGATGAGTTTGCAAGGTTTACTGCAAATGGTTTAGAGAGCAGAAGTGCATCAGAGGTACTGTCTGATATAGGTGCAACAAGTGCTACAGATGCAGCGAATGAGGCAACAGCATTAGCAATAGCGTTAGGATAATGACATGGCAAACACATTTAAAGTAGTTACTGCGACAAATATAACAAGCGAAGAACAAATATATGTTGCAGGTGGATCTGTTGTTGCAACAATAGTTTTAGGAATTATGGTAGCTAATACGACAACAAGTCAGGTTACTGTGTCAGTAAAACTTGTATCAGACACAGCAAGTAGAACACATAGTGGAACTAATAGTGGTGCTAATAACACAGTGCATTTAATTAAAAATGCACCAGTGCCTGTTGGTTCGTCTCTTGAATTATTAGCTGGTAATAAGGTTGTATTAGAAGACACTGATGAACTTACACTTACTGCGTCAGGTGCATCTGACATAACTATTTCTATTATGGAGATAACCTAATGCCGTATTTAGGTGTCAGTCCGTCAAACGGAGTTCGTAGAGTTTTTGATTATACTGCCACAGCAGGACAAACTAGTTTTAGTGGTAGCGACAATAATAGTCAGACACTTGCATACACAGACAGTGCTTATGTAGATGTGTTTCAAAATGGTGTATTACTTGTGCCTTCTGACTACACTGCGACTACGGGAACATCAGTTGTTTTAGACACTGGAGCTACTGTAAGTGACTCTGTGCAAATTGTAGTATTTGATGTTTTTAGTGTAGCAGATACTGTAAGTGCTAGTGATGGTGGTTCATTTGGTGGCAACGTAGGTATAGGTGGCACTCTTAATGTTACAGGTATAGGTACATTCTCAGATGACATAATTATAGGTGATGGCAAGACTATAGGCTCTACTAGTGACGTAGATGCAATGACAATATCAAGTGGTGGTGTTGTTACTTTTAGTCAAACTCCTAGTGGTACACAAACTTATACACCTTTACTAAATGTTGATAATATTTCAGATGTATCAACTTATGCAGTTAATAATACTTATATTAACAGCACCTATGATTATTACTTTGTTTCTGCATTTTTTAAGCCTGCAACTGATGGTGTTACTTTATATCAAAGATTATACATTTCAGCATCACAAGATAATGGAGCTTTAACTCAAGGTAGCGTTGCACCAAACTCTTGGGAATATGCACAAATAGGTGGTACAAATACCAGTGGTGGAGACAATACTGGTGCAGGAGCTACACTACACTTTACAACTATAGGAAATGGAACTGGTGAGGGAATACATTTTCACAATCATTATTATGCCAATAATGAAAAAGCTAATACAATTTATTGGCATGGTCAGTCCTCTCATCATGCAACTAATGGTGCTCATGTAGGTAGCGTTACATCAGGAGCTTCAGGAACACCTGGTAGTTTATATCAATACTCTTTAGTGGGTATGGATTTTTATTTTAGTAGTGGTAATATTTCTACTGGAAGAATAAATGTTTATGGTGTTAAGGGTTATGTGTAATGGCTAACGATTATAAAATGGTAAATGACCAACGAGTGCAGTTAACAGATGAGGAACAAAAAGTTAAGGATGCAGAAACAAAAGCATGGGCAGACGCAACTCCTGCAAGACGAATGACAGAATTACGCAAACAAAGAGATGCACTTTTAGCAGAAACAGATTATATGGGATTAGGTGATGTAACAATGAGTGATGAGTGGAAAACATATAGACAAGCTCTTAGAGATATTACTAAACAAACACCAAGTAGTGATGAATTAGATGAAAATTTCTTGTATAAAACTATTACGTTTCCAAAAAGACCTACGGAGTAACGAATGGCATTAACAAAAATCAGAGCAGCGGCACTTCCTTCTGACACTGTTTTGCAAGTAAAAGAAGGTGGAAGAACAACTAGATTTGAGGGAACTGGTGGTACATCTTTTGCTGATTGTGGAGTGTCTGTGGCTATTACACCAAGCTCTACTTCTTCTAAAATTTTAGTAAGAGTTTCAGGTTCTCTTGGAGTTTCAGGAGGTGGCACACTTAATGGTGTAAGAGCTTTAGTAAAACTTTTTAGAGATTCAACAGAGATAGGCAGTGGAACTTCAGGTAACACTTACAATGTTTTTATGGCAGCTTTACCACTTAATTCTTATGATATGCATCCATTCTCACAATCTACACTTGATAGTCCATCATCTACTTCTTCGATCTC